CAACGAGTTACACGTTTTCGGGGCTAAACTTCGTCAAATTCTCGATCCGCTGCAAATTCTGCGTGATTTTGCAAGTGACGTGCTACGGCAACTAGGTCCAAATTGTCGCCGCCGAACTGCTCTAAGTAGTCGCGGTGGATGTAAACAGTGCCTAAAACACCACTTAAACGCACTCGCGGCCGCCCTTCGCCCGGTGTTTCGAAGCCCAAACGGGCTAAACGGTGTGCGACCTGCGCGCTGGACTTCATGCCGATATTGTACAGCAAACTAGTCAACCCGGATGCGTGGATCACCTCTTTGGTGACACCTGAAATGTCACCTGATTCGATGGCAGTTTCCAGCGCTTCGACTAGAGAATCTGTGTTGATATGACGCATCACCGCCTTGGCTTTTGTACCACTTGGCGCATGGCCTTCATGGTCAAAATCGTCAGAGAATTGCCACTCACTAAAGTATTTTCTAATCGCCCCGGCATGGCGCATGAACGCCAATTCAAACCGTTTAAAGAATCGCGGGTTTTCTTCCATGAATGACACAACTTGCGATTTAACTTCAAACGCGCTTGAAACAATAAGGTAGCGCCGTGACTCTTCGCCAACTGGAACCGCGCCCGGCTCATTGGTGAACATCATATAGCTGGCGGTGTTTACGCCTTCGTCAGCGTCACGGTGTTTGCCTTCCGTCTGCATGGTTTCGTTTGTAATTGGTTCTTTCAGCAGGTTTACGATGTCGTAACGGTGGCCGGGGATTGAAATTTCCTCGATTACCTTTAAAATATGGCCGTGCATCCATGAGGTGAACGACTTCTGCAACACCGTGTTTGAGACGGTGCCGACGTTTCGCGTTCCGCCTAGTAGATACGTCATAAATTTTTTGATGATTGACTTGCCCGAGCCTTCGCAGCCAACGATAAGCAGGGCATAGTTGATCCGACGTGTCGGGTGCTGAATAATCCACGCTAGAAAATCCATCACGTAACGCCGTTCGCGCTCGTTCGGGAATTCAACCTCAAAGAAATTCATCACGACAGCTATGGCCGCTTGGTCTGCTTTCGAATAAGTATCAGGCATCACCGGCAGCGTCGACGGGTCGAACGTGTTTAAATACGTTTTGCCCATATAGCTGAAAAACTCGGGACCAGCCTGACCGATCACCGCTTCATGTCGGTTTTCTGGCATGCTGCCGTGCATGGCAGGGAAGTACATCAAGCCGTCAACCATTGGGATCGGGTAGTCTTCCGACGCAAACATATCGGCTTTCTTCTTGATGCCCATCTCGCGCAGGGCGCGTGCGTTCAACAGGTTGAATGAGTACGGGCCGATAGGTTGGAAGCTGCGACGGTTAACGAAATCACCGCGAATACTGTCGAAAACCCACGGGGCCAACCAAGCTGGCGGGTCAAACTTGCTGAAATCAAACGCCAGATAGTCAATGGCCGACTTAGGCACGCGCTTGACGTTGTTGATCCGTTTATACGCTTCGGTTGCTACTTCGACCGCTAATTCACGAACTGGACCAAAAACCTCAGTTTCAGCCATCCGCTCTGCCGCTAACATCCAATCTTTCATGCTTAAACAGTCATTGAAATCCGGGATAATCTTGTCGATCACCTCGTTTTCACGGCGAATACGGGCAACACGCTTTACAATGCCGTGGATATTGGCGACGCGGCCGCTAACACGACCAAATGCACCGTTTTCCCACTTGTCTTCGAATGATTGTTCGTCGTAGTTATCCGACCGAGCAGACCAGTCGCGTGCGATCTCTTTGAATTCGTCCGGTTCGCGCTCGGCATCTTTCAACGCCGCCAGTACCGGGAACCACTTGTCGTAACTATCTTCCGGTGGCAAGTCTTCGAAGATTTCGGCCAGCTCTTCTGCGGTGCCTTCCCACCGGATCAACAGGTCTTCGGCGTCAAATGAGTCATCATCATCGCCGATACCAACACCCCAAGCGTCAACCTCGTCACCGCCGTTGATAGGGGGCGTGTCTCGGTCCAGTGTCCAGCCGCGACCTTTGGCGTAGCGGTCGAAAGCCCGCGTGATGTCCCGTGCATTTTCAAGTGTGATGATTGGCAGGTCTAGATCGATATCACATTCAAGCGGCGTCGACTCAGTAACCCACTTATATGGCTTTTTGGTGACCGGGTGAATACCGAACGCAACGAACTGTTGACCCGAACCAAGTATCTCGACTGCTTGGCGGCCGCCGAAATCATCAAGCCATGTGTGTGACTTAACCTTAGTGAACGGATCTTCGGTGCGGTACAGCATCAACAACTTAGGTGCCCGGCCAACCCGCGCCATCGTTTTGCCTAGTTTTTCCTCGACAAATTGGCGCATGTGGCTTGCAGCTTCTTCGTCAGGACAGTCAATATCGACAGCCGGGGTGAACCGGGTTTGAATACCAATACCGCAACGTGGGTACTGAGTGATCCAGTGATTTAGTAGTTGTTGGTTAAAGTCGATGCGCTGCCAGCCCTTCACCGCCGGCGCTTTGCCCGCCTGATTGTGTGAAGACAGGCCCGAGATAATCGGCACGCAGTTAAACCCGGATGACAGCAGGCGTGGACCGTACTTATCAAAATAGTTAACTTTGGACATCTGCCACCCCATCAACAATGATGATCCCTTCCGGGAAAATCAGCCAATGCGCCGGGACGTTGGCCGACGGAACGCAAGCCGTCAACGCTTTAGCTGCAGTTGGTGAGAACTGCCCCCGGTTTATCCCGTTATAAATAGTTTGGCGGTTCAGTTTAGATATGCGTGCCAAACTAGCCACACCATCTACCCCCGCATGACTGGCGAGAAACAAGCACAGGAACCGAAGCCGGTTAACTGGACTATCTACCGCCCAAGCTGGAAAATTCATTAAAACTTACTCCCTTATTAGGTTGTGACAGATTGTGACACATCACGGCACAGATTATGTGTCACAATGTGTCACAACGCAACACGTAAAGTGGCCTAAAATAGGCATAATGCCTAGTTTTTGAAAGATAATGCCTAATTTTTGAAAGAATCTGACAAAAAAGTTTGACAAGTCGATTTCGAACATTTAGTCTCTAAAACGTCGATTAACGAAGACAACTAACCAACCAACCGGAGTTTTACAAATGGGTATTTTAGAAAACATCCTTGCTGAGCAAGTAAAAACGAACGAACTGTTAGGCAAGTTATTAGCTGGCGGCACTTCAACTAAAGCAGCAGACACTAAGAGTGAAGCGGCTGACAAAACAGCTGAGAAACCAGCGGCTAAGCCTGCGGCTAAGACAGCCCCTAAAAAATCAGCTGTTACAGTTGACCAAGCTACTCAAGCAATTCAAAAATTGCGCGATGCCAAAGGCGTTGAAGCTGCTAAATCAGCATTAAAAGTGTCTGGCACGCAGTTGAAGCTAGCCGACGTGTCTGACGCAAACGCCGAAGTCGTTTTCAAACAAGCGCAAGACCTGCTTAACGCAGTTGAAGAAGACGAAGTCGACGAAGACGATATCTAATCGATGTCAAAAGACCTTTTCAGTCTTTCCGCAATGGCCGAGGCGTACAACGCTTCGGGCCATTCGGTTTTCGGTCCGTCATCTTCGGCAATGTGGCTTTACTGTGCAAAAAGCCTTATTGCGAATATGTTGGAGCCCGACCGCAGCAGTTTTGAAGCTGTCGAGGGTACAGTCGCGCACGGCATCGCTGAGCAGTGGCAAAAGAGCGGTAAGCGCCCCAAGCACCTGATCGGTACTACCATCGAACACGTTGAAAACGGTGAAACGTTTTACGTGGAAGTCACGCACTCGATGATGGATTTCATCGAAGAGTATGTCGACTGGTGCCGTGACCTAGATGGCGACCACTACGTCGAGACGCGAGTTTGGTTCAGTGAGTACACGCCGATCCCAAATCAGGGCGGCACGGCGGACCACGCGGCATGTTGCCCCGGTAGACTGGTGATCACTGACTTCAAATATGGCAAGGGTGTTGACGTACACGCCGAAGGGAACACGCAGGGGCTTATGTATGCGCTCGGGTTCTTCTTGCTGTACGACGCGCAGTACCATTTTGAAGAGATTGTCATCCGTATTTGCCAACCACGGTTGGGTATTTATGAAACGTGGACAGTAAGTCGCGAGTATCTGTTAGAGTTCGCCGAGTTTTTACGCGAACGCGCAGCGAAAGCGTGGGACTTAAATGCGCCGATGCGCGTGACGCCAAAAGGCTGCATGTGGTGTAAGATTAAAGGCCGTTGCCCCGCCATGCTTCGCACGATGGATGCTCTGGTAGAAGGTCGGTTCGCTGACCTAGACAAAGAGTACAGCAGCGAAGAAATCGCGGACCTGTTGGCTAGTTTTGAGAACGGCAAATATAGAGTGACCCCGATGTCGACTGATAGACTGACGCCTAAGCAGATGGCAAAAATCCTGCCATACCGCAGGCTGATTGAATCATTTTTTAAGTCACTTGACGAACATGCAGAGCGACTGGCGCTGCAGGGAACCGAGATCCCCGGTCACAAACTGGTAGAATCTCGCTCGTACCGTTCGTTTAAGAATGAAGACCGTGCAGCAGAAACGCTGCGCCTGATCGGGCTGGATGACGGCGAGATATTCGAAACGTCAATGCGCAGCCCGGCACAGATTGAAGAGGCGATCCGGGAGAAGTTTCCGCAGTACCCTAAGAAGTTCATCCCGTTGCTTATCGAAAGTGATATCGATAGGCCGCGAGGACGTCCAACACTGGTTCTGCTATCAGACAAGCGGCCAGTGTTTAACGGGGAGTTCGACGACATGGCGTTAGATGACTCTGACGACTATGACTACGACGACCTATAATCGTGAAAACGTAAATTGTGAAAAGGTAGAAATTAGAATGGCTAATAAACCAGTTTTGCTGCGCAAAGTCGCAGGCGGTAAAGTGTACCAAGGCAATATCTTCATGCTAGAAAACGTTCGTTTGTCTTACGCCCACTTAGACAAACCATACGCAGGCACCAGCGACGACGGCACCCCGGCGCAACCTTCTTTCTCTGTGACGTGCATCATGGATAAAAAGACGAGCGTAGGTATCAAAGACGAACTGGTCAAGGCTTTCCAGCAGATCAAGAAAGATAATAAAGACGCCAAAGTCGCTAAAGACAAACTTTGTTTACGCGACGGTGACGACGCTGACAAAGAAGAGTATGAAGGCGCATGGACACTGAATGCCCGCGAAAAACGCCGCCCGAAAGTGCGCGACATTAATGGCGAACTCCTAGAGTCTGAATTGGACATCGCAAATGAAGTGTACTCAGGGTGCTACGCAAACGTGTTGATCCGGTTGTGGTTCCAAGACAACAAATTCGGTAAACGCATTAACGCGAACCTAGTATCTGTCCGCAAGAAAGCTGACGGTGAGCAGTTCGGCGAAGGCGGCATCGACGACGAAGGCTTGTACGATGACGACGACGAAGAAGCTGGATTCAGCGACGACGAAGACGAAATCTAACACACCATCAACTAAAACAAGCCGGTTAACACCGGCTTATTTTTTACAGGTCGATCATGGATTTTTTAAACCTCGATTACGAATCCGCCAGCGAAGTCAACTTAAAGACGAAGGGACTGGACCTATACGCCAAGCACCCATCTACCCGCGTGCTTATGGCGTCATACGCAATTAACCATGGTTCTGTTCAGCAGTACGATGCAACGGCGGGTTACATGCCTGCGGAACTGCGCGACGCGCTGACCGACCCACACGTCGAGAAGTGGGCATTTAACGCGCAATTCGAACGCACAATGACACAGCACGTCCTTAAAATAAACTCGCCTATCGAGTCGTGGCGCTGCACCATGGTTCTCGCATACATGCTAGGTTTCAACGGCGACTTACTATCAGTCGGTCGCGCGATGGGCCTTAAAAACATCAAAACAGATGGCCTGAAACTGATCAAAGCATTTTCAGAGCCGCAACGGGTTACCAAAAACCAGCCGCACAAGTGGCGTGACCGGTTCACCGATCCTGAGTTGTGGCAGCAATTTTTAGAATACAACTGGAATGACACCGTAGCTGAAATGGCTATCCACAAGCACTTGATCAAGTTCCCAATCCTGCAGCGCCAGTGGCGGCTATATGCGCTTGACCAGAAGATCAATGACTACGGCATTCAAATCAACACCCGTCACGCGCGCGGAGCTCTGGCGCTTGCGGACCCTTACAAGGATAGAATCACCGCTATCATGTCCAACGTGACGCAACTGCCCAACCCGAACTCCCCGGCGCAGTTGCTGCCATGGCTGCAGGAACGCGGCTACCCGTTCCAAGACATCCGCAAAGACACCGTATCGAAGGTACTTAGCAGCCACAAGAAAGACCCGTCATCGGTCGACGCTAAAGTCGTAGAGGTGCTGCAGCTACGCGGCAAGTCAGGCAAATCATCACTGGCTAAATACAAAGCCATGATAGCGTCATGCGGCTACGACGAGGTTTTCAGGTACTCGCTGCAATACTACGGGGCGCAACGCACCGGGAGATGGGCAGGTCGCCGGCTACAAACGCAGAATTTTACAAGGACACCGAAAATCCTTGAGAATGACCGGTGGCTAACGATGGCTAACCAAATGATAGAGGACCAGGATCTAGACGGGCTGGAACTATTGGTCGGTGATCCGATGATTGCACTGGTTGGCTGCATACGTTCAGCACTAGTGGCGCGCCCCGGATATGAGCTGCGCGTCGCGGACTTATCATCGATTGAATCTGTCGTGATCGGCTGGCTGACGGATTGCGAATGGATGCTAGGTACGCTGAAAGCAGGTCGTGACTTGTACCGCGCCTTCGCAGAGCAGTGGTTAAAAATCCCATACGAAGACACGAAACCGCACCGGTCAAACGCCAAACCCGCAACACTGGGCGCCGGCTTCCGGCTCGGCGGCGGCGACATCGTCACCGACGGCAAGGAAGCGGGCAAAAAGACAGGCTTGTGGGGCTATGCCGAAAACATGGGCATCGAACTGACGCGCGATCAATCACACTCGTCCGTAAAGGCATTCCGTGAGCTGTGCCCTGAAATCGTGGACTACTGGTCGACTTTAGAAAACGCCGCCATGCGCTGCATACGAATGAAAACCGACGTTACCGCGGGCAAAGTTACTTTTGAGTACAGAAAACCGTTTATGTGCATACTGTTGCCGTCGGGCCGTCGTCTGTACTACTTCGATCCTCGCATAGAAAAGAGAACGGTTAAATTTGGCGATAAGAGCTACGAAAAGCAGCAAGTCAGCTACATGGGTAAACCGCCTAGTAGTACCGGATGGGTTCGTATTGTCACCCATGGCGGCAAGCTGATTGAAAACATCGTACAAGCTATCGCCTGTGACATCCTGTGCTATGGCATGCTGCGGGCCGATAAACACGGTTTCAGGATTGCAATGCACGTACACGACGAGATCATCACCGAAGCGCCCATCGAAGATACCGAACACACGGTCGAAAGGCTAATCGAGTTGATGACCGCCGCTATATCGTGGGCACCCGGTCTACCACTAGGCGCGGCCGGATGGGCCGGCCCGTTCTATAAGAAGGATTAATCGTGCGCGAATCAAAGGTAGAGAAAGACATCTGGCAATATGCCGAGGCTACAGGATGGTTTGTAGCCAAAGTCGTGAGCCCCGGCAAACGGGGCATGCCAGATCGCGTGTTCATCAAAGATGGCGTGACCCTTTGGGGCGAGATAAAGGCGCCAGACGAAGAAGCACGCCGCCAACAGCAAGTCAGGATCAGAGATATGCGCAAAGCTGGCGCATTAGTTTTTGTGTGGGATAACTATGACACAGCAAGAAGAACGCTCGATGATTACCGCTTACTCTGATCGCGATATTGCGCGCATAGAGAACGCGGTTTTAAGCCGTAGCCAAATGCACCAATACCAGCACGTCGGCCGCGAGTTCATCATCTCTAGGCCGTTTTGCGGCTTATTCATTGATATGGGCATGGGTAAAACCGTGACCACGCTGTCAGCTATTAGCGAGCTTTGGGTCGAAGGTGCCGTCAAAAAGATACTTGTCATCGCGCCGCTAAAGGTGGCAAATCAGGTTTGGCCTGCCGAGATAAGAAACTGGCACCACTTGTGCTTGCTGCGCCACTCACTAGCGACAGGGGATGCAACCAAACGTATCGCCGCACTGCGCAGCGATGCGCCGATCCACATTATCAACCGCGAGAACATCGACTGGCTGGTCGAATACTACGGCAAAAATTGGCCGTATGACATGGTTGTTATTGACGAATCAAGCTCATTCAAGGACCACAAGAGCAGCCGATTTAAAGCACTGCGCCGCGTGCGCCCGCGCATCAAACGGTTAGTAGAGCTGACAGCGTCGCCAGTGGCCGAAGGCTACCACGGCTTGTTCTCGCAAATTTTCCTGCTAGATGAAGGCGAGCGGTTCGGCCGTTTCATCACGCATTTTGAGCAGAATTATTTCACATTCAATTCATTCAGCCGCAAGCACACGATCCGGCCTGACGCGAAACAACAAATTATTGACAAGATCAGCGACATAACCCTTGAGATGAAAGCCGCTGACTACCTGACAACGGTAGGGTTTCAGGACGTCATAAAACTGGTCGAACTCAGCAAAGCGGAGCAAGCACGCTATCGCCAAATGGCAACCGAGTTCACCATAGATGTCATCAACTCGGTTGGCGAAGGCCATGTCATCGAAGCTGAGTCAGCCGGCGTGCTTGCAACCAAGTTGCTGCAGATGGCTAGCGGCGTCATCTATAGGTCATGGCGCGAGATAAAGCCCGGAACAGAAGACACGGTCATCCTTAAAAAAGAGGTGATCCATTTACACGATCACAAGATGGATGCCCTTGACGCACTGCTAGAAGAGCTAGACGGCGAACCGGCGCTGATTGTGTATTGGTTTAAGTCAACGCTCGAGCGATTGCAGAAGAAGTACCCTAGACTAGTCACATTAGACAAAGAGGCATCACAGGTGCCATTGTGGGATAAAGGCAAAATTCAAATGCTTGCGATACACCCGCAGTCTGCAGGCCACGGCCTGAACCTACAGAAAGGCGGCCGCAACATGATCTTTTTTGACATGCCGCAGTCGCTCGAGCTTTATGAGCAGATCCGGTGCCGCATTGACCGACAAGGGCAAAAACACCTATGCCGGTTTTTCCACCTCATAGCCAAAGGCACCGACGACGAAAAAGTAATGCGTCGATTGACCGAGAAAAAGCAAATTCAAGACTGGTTTTTTGCTCGACTAAAACGGGCACACATGAAAATAAAAGCGCAAATAGCGGAGAAATTAAAGTGGCTGAGTTAACCAAGCAACAACGCGCAGCGGCAACAAGCGCCCGCGCCGCCAGAACCAACACACTAGACAAAGAAAGTCACGCGATGATCTTGGACGGCTGTAACCAAACGCAGTTATGCAAAATATTCGCTATTGACCGCAGGAACCTAGAAGATAAGATCAGAGACGTTGCGCCGTCCGGTACGCGCGGCGGCTATCCGATCTTTCGCATCAAGGATGTCGCCCCGCATGTCGTGAAGCCGATCTATGATGTAGAGACGTACATCAGGAAGATGAACCACAAGGACTTGCCGCCAGCGCTTAGCCGCGAATACTGGACCGGCTTGCGGGCAAAACAAGAATATGAACTGCGCGAGAAAGAGCTTTGGCACACAACCGACGTCATCATCAAAGTTGGCGAGTTGATGCAGGCGCTGAAAATGTCATGGATGCTAACGCGCGACAGCATCGAGCGTGATACCGTGCTGACGCCAGAACAGCGCGAACGCATGATCGAGTTGATGGACGACGCACTAAACCGCGCAGCTGACCAAATAAAAGAACAGTTCACCCCAAGGGAAGACGATGACGACAGCAGCGAACTACAAGACGAAGAACTTTGAAAGTCTCGATGAAATAATCCTGCAGATGGCGGAGCAGTTGCGCCCGCCAGAACGGATCAGCGTCGCCGAGGCCGCCAGCAAGTACCGTAAAGTAAACAACCCCGGTAGTTACGTCGGCCCGTGGGATAATGGCATCGCGCCTTATATGATCGAGCCGATGAACATGCTGTCGAGCCGGGATTATACAAACATGGCGTTTGTTGGCCCCGCGCAGTCAGGCAAGACCGACGCCATCATCGTGAATGGCGCCGCGTACAACATCCGCGTAGAACCGATGGACACGATCATCTACTGCCCGACTGGTAGCGCCGCGCGCGACTTCTCGATGCGCCGTATTGACCGTCTGCACCGCCATAGCCCGGAGATCGGCGCATGCTTGCTGCCATCCGGCAACAGCGACAACACCTACGACAAACACTACATATCCGGGATGATGCTGTCGCTGTCATGGCCGTCGGTCACAGAGTTGGCCGGTCGTCCAATCGGCCGCGTCATCATGACGGACTATGACCGGATGCCGGAAGACGTCGACGGCGACGGTAGCCCGTTCGACCTTGCTGACAAACGTACTACGACTTTTAACTCGTTCCGCATGTGCGCGGCTGAATCGTCGCCGTCACGCGCTATAACGAATTTGAAGTGGTCACCTAAAACGCCACACGAAGCGCCGCCGTGTACCGGCATCATGGACCTGTACAATCGTGGTGACCGCAGACGTTGGCAGTGGCCGTGCCCGCACTGCAACACCTACTTTGAAGGTCTGTTCTCACACCTTACGTGGTCCCGTGGTGCGCTAAACTCAAACTACGAAATTTCGCTAACCACGCACATGGTCTGCCCACACTGCGACGAGAAGATCGCACCGGATGAACGCAAAGAGATGCAGCTTTGGGGTATGTGGGTTCCCGACGGCATGCGAGTCAACAGCAACGGGCAACTTGAAGGCGAGAAGCCGCGCACGACGTTCGCATCATTCTGGCTGCGCGGCACTGCAGCAGCATTCGTGACGTGGCAAAAATTGGTGCAGATGTACCTAGACGCGATGGATGCTTACGAACGGACCAAGTCAGATGACGCTTTGCGTAAGTTCTGGAATACGGACATGGGCGAACCATACAGCCCGGTTGACATGGACAACGTCAGGTTGCCTGAAACGCTACACGCGCGGGCAGAAGACGTCGGCGTCAAAAAAGTCCCGGTCGGCGCGCGGTTCCTAGTGGCTATGGTCGACGTGCAGAAAAACTCATTCAGGGTGCGCGTAGACGGCATTGGCGCGGGCACACCGTTTGACACGTATGTCGTTGACACCTTCGAGATCAGAAAGTCTGAACGTGTTGACGTTGACGGTGACCGGTACATGGTCAAGCCGTCGGCTTACCTTGAGGATTGGGACTTGCTGATCTCTGGCGTCATGGAAAAAGAATATGAACTCGATGACGGAAGTGGCCGGATGATGGCCATCAAGTTAACGGCGTGCGACTCAGGCGGTCGAGCCGGTGTAACAGACAAGGCATACGACTTCTATCGCAAACTAAAAGCTGATAGCAAGCACGGCCGTTTTGTACTGGTCAAAGGCGATCCAACTAAAGGCGCACCACGCACGCGGCTAGGCTTCCCGGACTCACAGCGCAAAACCAATGCGTCAGGCGCGCGCGGCGACATTCCGGTTTTATTCTTAGGCTCGAACTTGATTAAAGACATGCTGAATGGCCGGTTAGATGTGGTTGAGCCGGGCAAAGGGATGTTTCACATGCCAGATTGGCTGCCCGACGACTTCTTCGCTGAGATGTGCGCAGAGACGCGGAACGAGAAAGGGCAGTGGGAAAATACCGGCAACATAAGGAACGAAGAGTGGGACTTGAGCTGCTACATGCTGGCGATGTGTATTTCGCCAAAACTACTGAACGTCGAGGCGCTAAACTGGGAAGACCCGCCACGGTGGGCAGACGATTGGGATAACAACTCAATGGTTAGAAATCCAGACACGGCGCGAAGGTTTGCAGTAAAACAAAACAGCACGTATGATATTAGTCAACTAGCAGCACAACTGGGGTGATCAATGGCCTGCAAAACTGATATTCAGATCGCGCTGAAACAAGCGAAGGAAGCTAAGCACCAGCTAATGACGGGCAAAGCACCCCGCGTCATCGTCGACAATAATGGTGAACGGGTCGAGTTCAACACAGCAAACGTGTCGCAACTTAACACATACATCGCTGAACTTGAATCATCCTTAGCGCGCGCCGGGTCATCCGCCGTGCGCGGGCCTATGGGGTTCTTTTTCTAATGGAAAACCTAACTATCGTCACGCCATCGAAAGAACAGGCCGTCGGCGGGTATGAAGGCGCAGACCGCACATCACGCGAGCTGGCGAGCTGGAACCCATCAAGCGCATCAATCAATCAGCAACTATCGGCAGACAAAGACACCGCAGACGCGCGCGCCGTTGATATGGTGCAGAATGACGGCATGGCGATTGGTGCCGTGTCAATTCACCGCGACAGCATTGTCGGTGCGCGATACGTACTGAATGCCAAACCGAATTGGGAAGTTATCGGCGCTACGGAAGCATGGGCCGAAGAGTTCCAAAGGATTGCCGAAAACCGGTTCAACCTGTTGGCCGAAAGCCCGTCGAACTGGCTGGACGCTAGCCGCATGAACACCTTGACCGGGATGATCCGATTAGCTATCGGCATGTTTATGCTTAAAGGCGAAGTGACGGCGTCAGTCGAGTGGATCACCGGCGATCCAAACCGCCCATGCAAAACAGCTATTCAGATGTTCGATCCGATCCGCCTGTCAAACCCTGACGCTAAATACGACGACGAGAAGCTACGCAAAGGCGTGGTGATTGACCGTTTTGGCGCACCACAAGGGTACTGGATCAGGCAGTCGCATCCCGGAGATGGCGTGTTGTCGATTGACTCGTATCGCTGGAAGTACGTTCCTGCGTCGAAGCCGTGGGGCCGTCCGATGGTGATCCACATCATCGAACAGCTGCTACCACACCAAAGCCGTGGCATCGCCGACATGGTTGCTGCGCTCAAAAATATGCGGATGACTAAAAAGTTTTCCGAAATCACGTTGCAAAACGCAGTAGTCAACGCATCAGTAGCCGCTGTGCTAGAATCTGATCTGCCGCCAGAAGCTGTATACGCGATGATGGGCGCAGGCAGTGGCGGCACTGGCGTCGAAGGTGCCGGCGCTGGCAACATGACCGGCTATCTTGAATTTCTCTCGACGTACATGGCCGCTGCCAAAAATCTGCACATCGATGGATCTAAGCTCGCGCACTTGCCGCCGGGTTCTAAGTTAAATCTCAAGCCTATGGGAACGCCGGGGGGCGTTGGCACTGACTTCGAGGCATCATTACTTAGACACACGGCGGCGTCTCTTGGCATGTCGTATGAAGAGTTTGCCCGCGACTTCACGAAAACGAACTACAGTTCGGCCCGTGCAGCCATGGCGCAAACTGAAAAATACATGCAATCCCGCAAAAAGTTAGTAGCTGACAAAATGGCTACTGTCATTTATTCACTGTGGGTGGAAGAAGAGATCAACAACGGCAACTTGCCGCTGCCTGCCGGCATGACTATCGCTGATTTCTACAAACCGTTGATGCGCGATGCGTTCAGCGAATGTGAGTGGATCGGTGCTAGTCGCGGCCAGATTGACGAGAAGAAAGAAACGGAAGCGGCGCAAATGCGTATCGACTCTGGTTTCTCGACAATAGAACAGGAAACGGCTAGACTTGGCAACGATTGGCGTAAAGTATTCGTGCAACGCGCACGCGAACAGAAACTCGCCGAAGAACTCGGCTTGACATTCGGCATGCGTGGCGCAAATAATCAAGGCAATCAAGCCGATCAAGCCGAACAGGGCGCACAAGACAACCAAGGTGCAGACGATGCCAAGACAGATTAACCAAACCGCCGCTACGGTATTAAGCCGCATGAGCGGTGGCCCTTTGTTAGTAGCACCGAACAACTCTAATTTTCAATCAAACATGACGCGCTTTTTAGCGAGCGAAGACACTGCCGACGAAGAGACTACCGAAGAGCGCGTCACTAAGCAGCTTTGCGCGGCATACGGTTTTGATCAGAATGCACAGCGCAAACCGTTCGCCTTTCAGGATGGCGTTGCCATCATCCCGGTACACGGAACGCTAATCAACCGCTTCGGTTCGACCTACGGCTTTGTGACAGGTTACAACTACATCCAACGCCTAACGCGCGCAGCGGTCGAAGACCCTGACGTCTCACTGATTGTGTATGATCACGACTCAGGCGGCGGCGAAGTATCAGGCGCATTCGAAACTAGCGAGATTATCGCGCAATGTCGCGGCGTAAAACCAACAATGGCCGTAGTCGACTCGGGTTGTTACTCAGCAAGTTATATGCTGGCAGCGCCTGTCGATGCGATCTACGTTACGCCAACAGGCGGCGTAGGCTCAATCGGTGTGTGGACTATGCACGTTGACATGAGCAAGATGCTTGCTGACTACGGTTTTGACATAACGCTTGTGCAGTCTGGCGAACATAAGACCGACGGCAACCCGTTCGGCCCGCTGCCAGCGGAAGTACGCGCAGAGATGCAAGCACAAGTGGATAAGACCCGCGAGAAGTTTGTCGCGTTGGTTGCAGAAAACCGGAGTATTGACGCGAAGGTCGTGCATGATACCGAAGGCCGGTGCTATGATGTAGATCAAGCGATGGAATTAGGGCTAATTGATGGCATCGCATCGCCGTCAAATGCCATTAGTGATTTTTTAACCAAGCAACTAGGAGCGTCAGAGATGGCCACTACCACTACAACACCGCAAGCCGCTGACGCAGCACCAGCAGCAGCACCGGCAACACCAGTCGCAGCCGCGCCGGTGGCGAACAATGTGTCAGAGCGTCAACGTATTCGCGAAATCACGACCTGTGCGGAAGCAGAAGGCCGTAAAGATTTAGCGGATCATTTAGCGTTCGGGACGGATATGTCAGCAGAAGACGCTAAAGCGATCTTAGGCAAAGCACCAGTAGCCGCAGCACCTGCAGCACCGGTGGCCGCCGCTGCTACGACGTTCAGCGCAGCGATGGCAAACACCCCAAACCCTGAGATCGGTTCAGACGCTGCAGGCAGCGAAAACGCCGAGCTGAAAGGTGCGGATTTACTGGCACACAGCTACACGTTAGCTACTGGCAACAAACTGTAATTCACTGGAGTTAAATCATGTCCGTAACATCAGAACATTTAGCAGGCAGCCGCACAGTCGGCACCTACGCTGGCCCGGTTCAGTTGTTTGCTGGTGAAGCACCGATCATCACTGATCAGGGCGTCGCAGCAGCAGCTATTGCCGAATATCAAGTAATCGCGTTGAATTCGTCGGGCTTATACGTTCCGCACGATCCAACTGCAACAGGCCAGCCGCAAGCAACTGCAGCCGGCGTCGCGTTGTTCGCTGCGCACCAGACCACGCAACCGCGTGTTTCCCTGTACTCAGGTGGTTATTTCAACCACGAAGCACTAGGCTGGCACGCATCGCTAGACACGCTTGCAAAACGCAAAGCCGCTTTCGCTGGCTTGAAAACAATCAAAATCGGCAGCTTAGTCGGCTAACTTAGGGGCATACGAAATGTCAGGACTATTTACTACTCAGGATCTGATCGGTGTAACCCGTAAGGTCAAGGCTCTGCCTAAATTCTTTTTAACGTTCTTCAACCGCGAGATCGCGTTCGAGTCGGAAGAAATCGCATTCGACCGCGTATCGACTAACTACAACCAAGTTGCGCCATTCGTGGCACCGGTTGCACAAGGTCGCGTGATGCGTGAAGAAGGTTTCTCGCGTTTGGCATTTAAGCCAGCGTATCTGAAACCAAAAAACGTTGTTGATCCAAACATGGTTTTACCGGTGCAACCGGGTGAATCAGCCCTGCGCGGCACACTGTCTAACGCGCAGAAACGCGCAGCTGTGATCACACATCTTGTGATGAAACAAGATATGTCAATCGACAACCGCCTAGAGTGGATGGCGGCACAAGCGGCGCTGTATGGCTACTGTGATGTTGAAGGCGAAGACTACCCGAAAACTCGCGTTGACTTCGGCCGCGACCCTGCGCTGACGATTACTGTCGACTGGCGTGCAAGCAATACGTCACGCAACCCGATGGACGACCTGAAAGACGCACGTTTCATGGTGTCTGACAAGTCACAATCTGGCGCTGTTGTGCGTGACTGGGTAATGGGCGGCGACGCTTGGAACCTGTTCTGGGAAGCACACAAAACCGAAATCATCGAGTTGATGAAAATCGACATCCGTGGTTCTACTACCGAAGTAACCCGCGTTTGGGACGGCCTCGAAGGCGTTGAATTCATGGGCAGTATCGCTGGTGTGAACGGTGCAGGTCGCATCAATATTTGGGTTAACACGCAACGTTACAAAGACATTGACGGTGTGCTTAAATACTTGATGCCTCAGAACGCCGTATGGGGCGCAACTGACGCAATCGAAGGTGTTCGCTGCTTCGGCGCGATCATGGAAGCGGGCATCGGCTACCAAGCCGTTTCTAAATATCCGAAAAACTGGATCAACCAAGATCCATCGGTTGAATACATCATGACGCAATCAGCGCCATTGATGGTGCCAGTTGACCCAAATAGCTCGGTATTACTTTTCGTAACACCATAACGAGCAGAGCGGCAGGCGGGGTGACCCGCCTGTAACTTTTAGCCAATCGGAAACTAAAAACCATGAAACGTAAAGTATTGCAATCAGTAGTAGTTTATCGCGACGGTGCGCGTGTACGCCCGCCAGTTAACAGCATTTTCGATTTCACTGACGAAGAAGTAAAAGCGATCAATGAGATCAACCCTAACGCCATCGGCAAACTGGATGAAGCCGAAGCCGCTGCCATCGTAGCGAAAGCCGAAGCAGAAGCCGAAGCCGCCGCAAAAGCAGAAGCCGAAGCCGCCGCAAAAGCAGAAGCCGAAGCCGCCGCAAAAGCAGAAGCCGAAGCGAAGGCCAAAGCAGAAGCCGAAGCAGCCGCAGCCGCCAAGAAAAGCGGTAAAGCTACTAAAGCCGAAGAAGACGACCTATAATGAGTTGGGGCCACCTACGCGCACAGCTTCGCCGGATCGTGCATAACACGTTCAGCTATGAGGCATCGCACACAGCCATAGACACCGACATCACGTCGCCAGTGGCTGTGCGGTGGCACAACAAATTGACACTGACCGGGCAGCTTAGCGGCAACGCTGGCTACTCGGAAGTGATCAGCGGCATTGACCGCCTTATTTTCGACCGTGAGCAACTGGCCGTAGACGGCATCGAGTTGCGGCGCGGTGACTATATCCGCATTGAATCCCCCGGCTTTGAAACTGCAATTTTCCAGTTAGATGCGCAAGAGCCTGACGATGGGCCTGTATCAACAACATGGACCGTGGCGCGATATGGCACGGATTGAAGCAGTTGGACTGCTAGACCTAGACAAGTTTTTCAAACTAGCGCCGGAACTAACGGCGAAAGCCGCTTCTATGGCCATCAACGACACGATCCGTGGCAAAGGTATGAAGCTGATCCGTTCCAAGATAATGGACGAGGTCGCATTCTCGGCTGAATACCTGACCGGAGATCGACTAGCAATCGGCATGTATGCCACACCGGAAAACCTAGCGGGCGTCATCGTTGGCAGAAAACGTGCAACAAGCCTCGCACGCTTCGCTAGCGGCGCGCCAATCGGCAAAGCCGGTGTCAGTGTCAGCGTGCAGCGCGGCCGAACCCGGATGCTGCGCAAAGCGTTCTTAGTTAAACTGCGTCGCGGCCCATCTGTGAGCGAAGACAGCTACAACGTAGGTCTAGCCGTGCGCGTACAGCCGGGCGAAGACATCGCAGGCAAGAAAGACAACAGCCGAAAGCATTGGCTAGTTAAAGACAAAGTGCAATTACTGTACGGGCCGAGCGTAGATCAGGTATTCTCTACGGTAGCTGTTGAACAAGCGCAGGCGATAGCCGACATAACAGCAGCAGAATTCGACCGACAATTCGCGAGGCTAACAAGTGGCTGACCACATCAAATTGCAGATCCTGAAACGGATCACAGAAGATTTAGAGAACATAAGCATAAACAACGGCTACGAACATGACTTGCGCGGCAAGGTGTTTCGCGGACGTGGGGTGTTCTCAAGCACAAGCGATGCACCGCCGATGATTTCGATCATTGAAGCGCCCGCGCCGGCTAGCAACTCATTCGCCGATCCAGAAGGCTCGGTCGTCAAGGAAGGCGAGTGGACGCTATTGGTACAAGGTTGGGCCAAAGACCCGTCAAAAGGTATCATTGAGGCGACACACCCGACCGATGCAGTCTATGCTTTGTTGGCAGATGTTCAGCGCCGCATGTCCGACTATTGTGCCACTGGGGCAAAAGGTCTGCCGCTGTTCCCCGGCAAGTATCGCATTTATAACTTGGCAACCTCAGTGAAGTTAGGCGCGCCAGTTGTTAGACCCGCTGACGGTGATGTATCATCATTAGCGTTTTTCTATCTGCCGATGCGGATAGACATTGCATATAGTTTGACTGAACCTTGGCACGTAGCCAATAAACTGGGGTAATTACCATGAGTGATATCGAAAGAAACATGGAATATACGGTAGGCCGTGGCCGAGTGTATTTCAACTTATTTGCACCGGGCACCAACACGCCAACCGGCGAACGTTATCTCGGCAACACACCAACTTTCTCGCCTTCAAACGAAGTAGAGAACTTGGACCACTACTCAGCAGAACGCGGCATCCGCCAGCTTGACGCATCAGTGATCCTGCAAGTAGACAGCACCGGCGCTTTCACCTGTGATGACATCACCGCTGAAAACATCGCGCTTTTCTTCTTGGGCGAGCATCAGAATGTTACGCATCTGTCAGGCACAGGCTTGCGTGATAACGTTTTAGGCTTGCTGACCAAAGGCCGCCACTACCAGTTAGGTGCCAGCGATGACAACCCGACAGGCGTGCGCCGCGTTGATAACGTCAAGATCGGCTACGCCAACACAGGCGCTGTGCTGACCACTGGCGACATCACTACCGATCCAGCTGTAACCGTGATCACTGCATCAGGCAACTACGAAGTTGATTTAGAGTTAGGCCGTGTGTACATCGAACCTACTGCAGTTGTGCCAGCTGGCAAAATCTTAGTAGCGCAATACGATGTTGAAGCACAGCAACGCAGTGTGATCATCGGCAAAAACCAGATGGCCTACGGCTCATTGCGCTTCATCGCGGATAACCCGGTCGGCGACAACAAAGACTATTTCTACCCGAAAGTGTCTATTTCGCCAGACGGTGAATACGCACTGAAAGGCGACGAATGGCAGGTAATGGGCTTCACGTTCAAAGCACTGAAACTTGGTGCGCGTGAATCGGTTTACGTTGACGTGCGTAGCGCTGCAACCGTAGACAGCTCGAACCTCGCTAACGTTCGCACCGTTAACGTGTCCGCTGCGTCAGGCACCGGCACTGCAGGCGGCGCAGGCGTGGTAGTGACGGCAACAGTACGTGACGGCAACAACAACGTTGTAGCTAATCAGCTGGTGCAGTTCAACACCAACGGCACGGGCGGCGCACTGTCGGTCGAGTCTGGCACAACCAACGCAAGCGGTGTCATCACCACGACATTGACAGCAGCTGCAGCGGCAACGTTGAGCGTCACTGCAATGGCCGAGAAGGTTGGCACAGTGTACGAAGGCACAAGCCAAAACGTTGTATTCAGCTAATCCACGCGGAACGGTTGAACAAGGAAAGCGCCTCACGGCGCTTTTGTTGTATATGGCGGCCGGATTGGCTAAAGTATACGGGATAACTAAAACCATCGAAGAGGCAAACCATGTCATTATCAGATTACCAACCAGCAAGCACAACCATCGAGATCGGCAAAACCACGCTGACCGTTCGCGGCCTATCAATTCAAGACGTTTCATCGCTCATGTCAGTTCACCTAGTTGACCTAGAGTCACTGGTCGATATGTACGAGAACAGCAACGGTGAAGGCATCTCGGCAATCGGACTCGGCAAGTTCGTACTGAACATCGTTAAGGACGCCCCGGCACTGACCGCGCACATCATCGCACTGGCAGCAGACGAACCCAACATGGTGGATAAAGCCGCCAAAATTAAGTTTTTCGATCAAATCAAATTAGTCAAAGAGATTGGCCGTTTGTCGTTTGATGACGTGGCTGGCTTAAAAAAGTTCGTGGCGGAACTGACCGACCTGCGCACAGCAATGGGGCCAACAAGCTAACCGCCAAAGAACAGATCATGGCGTTCGTGCGCAACCTGCGCATTGACGTCAGTTTGCTACTGTCGCAAGGCCACGTACACGCGCAACGCTATCCGATAGCGACAGTATGGGTAGAAGCAGAGATCGTCAGATCGCGAATGGATCACATGACCGCCAGCGACTCGATGCTCATGTATCAAATGCTTGGCGCGGTGCTGAACGGAAAAGCAGGCGCTAAGGAATATCGGAAATCAATTAAGGCGCTAACAGATGGCTAATAAAGACGTTGAACTCAGGATCAGGGCGCGGGACTACTCGCAGAAAACTTTTAAAGACTTAATCAGCACGTATGCCGCGCTGACCAAAGTACAAGAAGAACAGGCGAAGGCCGCCGAACAGGGCGAAGGCTCTGCCCGCGATCTTGAAAAAACCTACGACCGTTTAGCGGATGTGGGCAAACAACTTCTAAAGCTAGACGCGCTGACTAACACGTTTGAGAATCAAGGCAAAGCACTTGACGAGGCCAAAGCCAAAACGGATGCGGCCCGCCAAAAACTTGCCGGTTTAGTCGCTGAATACGACAAGGCCGAGACAAAAACCAAGAAAGCTGAAAACGCAATCATTGCCGCGACCAAAGCGGTCGAGCGCATGAGCAATGCTGAGACTAAGCGGCAGGACATTTTAGCTAGAACGTCCGCCGAGCTTACGCGGTACGGCATCAGCACCGAGCAGGTCAAAGACTCACAAGCGCAGTTCGCCGCCAGCGTCAACACGATCAACGCAGCGTTAGAGCGCCAAGACAAGGTCATGACTGACCTAGCCGGGAACAAAGCAATGGCTACGGCCAATGCAGCGGCTAAGAAGCAAGCCGACGAAGCCGACGCCAACAGCCGCAAAGTGGTAGAAGGTCTGCAACGACAAGCGGATCAAGCGTTGGCCACGGCGCGCGGCTACAAGACACTAGGCCGCGTGGTCAACACCGTAGCGACTGACAGCAAGGCTGTCGGGTCTGCCGTGCAAACAATCATCGCCCCGGCTGAGCAGGCACGTACAACCGTCGACGGCCTAGCACGTCAAGTCGAGGATCTGGCAGACGCAGCCAAGCAAGCTGACAAACCGTTGTCAGAGATGAAGGCTGACATTAAAGAACTGGCCGCAGCACAGCAGCGCATTGTTGCCGTCGCAGGGTTGGTCGATCAGTTCCGCAACCAAGCAGCTGCCGTCCGTGCGGCACGCACTGAGTACAATGCGGCTAAAGCAGAGGTTCGCGATCTTGCACAGCAGCTATCGGTTGCCGGGGCAGACGTCAGCGGGCTAGGCGCGCAGCTTGCCGCAGCACAACAGCGGTTGGCAGCAGCCGCCAAATCGATGGACCAGTTAGGCAATGCAGCCAAGCGGTCGCAAGCCGCGCTGCGACAAGCCGGCGTGGACACGCGCAATCTGGCCGAAGCAGAGGCAAAACTAGTAACCGCAGCAGATAAATCCGTTGCAGCTGCCAAGAAGTCTGCCGCCGCCATCCGGGAGCAAGGCACTGCAGCGAAAACGACAACGCCGCTTATGGAAGGCTTCGCCGCCAGCGGCCGTGAGTCGCTTAGCTTGTTTCAACGTATTCGCGGTGAGGTCATCGCACTGGCCACCGCCTATGTCGGTCTACAAGGCACTCTGAATCTGGCGTCAGGCGCTATCGATGCGTACAAGCTGCGCCAACAAACACTGATCAAAATCGGCACAGCAGTCGGACAATCCCAAGCGGCACAGAATGCAGAATGGGAATACATGATCGGACTAGCTGACAAACTCGGTATTCAAATCGAGACGCTGGCACCAAGCTACTCAAAATTTGCCGTGTCCGCGCGCGCAGCCGGCATGACTATGGAAGAAACAAAGTTTATCTTTGAATCATTCGCCAAGTCAGCCGCCGTGTTGCAGCTATCCGCCGCAGACATGGAAGGCACGTTCAGGGCAATCGAACAGGTTATCTCAAAAGGCCAAGTGTATGCAGAAGAGCTTCGCGGGCAGTTGGGTGAGCGGTTACCGGGTGCGGTATCGCTATTCGCAGAAGCAACCGGCCGAAGCATCGCCGAGCTGAACAAAGCGCTAGAAGGTGGTCAGGTATCATCACGCGAGATCATCAACTTTGCTGCAGCTAACGCGGCACGCATCGATGCACAACTAGCAGCGGCTGACAAGTCAGTCAGCGCGGCCGAAAACCGCCTCAAAAACGCACAGGTCATGTTCAAACTGGCAATTGCTGACGCGGGCTTTATCGATGCGTATGCCAACGCCCTGACCAAAATAACAGAGTTCTTGAAGTCAGAAGACGGCAAGGAATTGGCCAAAGGTATCGCGGAAGGGTTCTCGGCACTAGCTGACGCCGTGGTCTGGACCGTAGAGAACCTAGATACGGTCAAGCGGGTTATCATTGCCATACTCGGCCTGCAGGTTGCTAAATACGTCGTCGGCTTAGTGTCTAATGTCATGACACTGGTATCGTGGGCTCGCCGAGGCATAACAGCACTGTCCGGGTTCGGTGCAACTCTAGGCACCGTGGCGGCCGGCGTGGGCGGGGCCACAACTGCGGTCACTGTTTTGCGCGTAGCACTATCAACGCTGTTGCGGTTTATCCCGATTGTTGGCGCGGCGGTCTTAGCATTCGAGATTGGTTCTTGGTTGTATGAGAACACCGAGATCGGACGCAAGGCCATCGACACACTAATCAACGCATTCAAGATGATCCCGGATGTCATCAAGGCGCTGTTCCTATCAGTGCCGGCATTGACGCATGACCTAATGAAAGGCATCAACAAAGCGATAGTGGACGGCATCGGCGAGGATTCGTTCACTGAGTTCAAAGACGAGTTATCAGCGCTGTTGTCGCTTGTGCCGGGCATCGGTCAAAGCATGGCTACTGTCGTCAGCAAAAGCGGCGACGCCATGGTCGACAGCAGCAAAACCACATCAAACGAACTCGGCAAGGTGTGGGGGCAGATGGGTGACGATTGGGTCAAGCTGCAAGGCAATATGGAGCAAGTCGACCGCGAGAAGTATGCCCGCATGATTAATGAGGCCAATGCTTTCGCCCGCAAGATTAAAGAGTCTACCGGCATCAACGTTCCCGGCGCTTCGACGCCCGTGTCGCCAATGCGGCCAGAAGCCCCGGCGGCATTCCAGTTCACGCAAGACCCCGGCACCGGAGTCACCAAGCGTGATCAGGACATAGCCGCGCTGACCAAAACACTGGAAAAAGCCGAAGAGGCCGCCAAGAAGACCAACAAGGCAACCCGAGAACTTGAGATGCGGCAGAGCCTGACCGGCCGCATTGCGCTGATCGATGAAGAGTTCAAAGGTCTACTGACTACGGCCAAAGAAATCGGCGATCCGGCACTACTCGCCCGCGTGCAGGCGTTGGTTGCATTGCGCAAAGAAGCGGAAACGCGCGAGTTCAACGTCCAACAAGGCAAGCGCGATGATGACCGTGCTGCCCGCGTCCAGAACCTAACCGAAGAGTACAACAAACTAAACGCAGCAGTTGAGCGCAAGGCTGCGACCATCGACCCGTCTGCATCGTTTTTAGACCGTCAAAAAGCGGTACTGACTGAAATGTCGGCCAAATATGACGAGCTGATCAACAAAGCCAAAGCGCTCGGCGGTACAGAAGGCAAAGCGCTGCAGGACAAACTAGAGAAGCTGCGTGACGCAAACGGCGAGTATCTGAAAGAGAAGACCAAGATCGAAGAGCTAGGCCGGTTGCAAGACGTCGTGAATTCACAAATGGCGATCCGCAAATCACTCATTGAAGAACAAAACGCATTGCGCGAAGCCGGGCTAATCAGCGAGGACGAACTAGTCAAGCGCGTGATCGCCATCAATACCGAAATGAACGGCAACATCACAACGGCACTAGCGAACCTGCAAGCATTCGTGGAAACGATCAGAGCCTCACTAACGCCGGAGCAGTTTGCCGCCATTAACGCACAGATCGCGCAGATGGGCGCAGGGCTTAAAAACGTCAACGGCACCTATACGAAGATGGACACGATGGTCGTCGATGGGGTTCTCGGTGCGATGGATGGCGCGCTAGAAAACGTTAAAAACTCACTAGTCAGCGTGGCTCAAGGCACAATGACTTGGGGCGATGCGTTGAAGTCGCTAGGGGCAACCGTTGCGCAGTTCTTTGCTGACTTCTTAATGCAGATTGCCAAAGCAATTTTACAACAGATGATCCTGAATGCCATCAGCGGCGGCACAAGCAGTGTAGCCAACGCGGCAGCATCGATGGGGGGCACGGCCAAGCACAACGGTGGCATGGTTGGCGACTTCACCAGTGGCAGCGGCATACAGTCACGGTCAGTGTCGCCGTCATGGTTTGCAGGCGCGCCACGCTTTCACTCAGGCGGTTTTCCCGGCTTGCGGTCGGACGAGATACCAACGATACTGCAAAAAGGCGAACAGGTGCTGTCGAAAGATGATCCTAACAACGCCCTGAACGCCAAGCCCGCCAGCATGGCACCAATGGCACCGAACAACACTACGATCATCAACGCGATTGACTCGTCCAGCGTAGTGGCCGAAGGTGCGGCAACCCCGGCAGGACAACGAGCGATCATCAACATGATCAAGGCGAACCGCAGTACAATCAAATCAGTGTTAGGGTGATAAATGTTTATTAACAAGAAAAACCTAATAAAAGCCGCGATGGACGGTAACCCGTTTCGCGGCATGCCCGGCAACATCAACACCGCTAACGCGCAACTAAGTGTAATCGAGGGTCTGCTAGACAGCTACGCCGCAAGGGGTGTAGCCGCTGACCTGACCGCAGCTATCAAGTACCTACAAGCCGCAACCGACAGCATCTTCGAACAGCGCGCGACAAGTGCCGGCGATGCGGCCGTAGCAACTGGCGTCAGCTTAGACAACGCAACCGCAGAAGTGGTCGAGTACGGCGTCGCTGGAACTGCAGTGCATGGCTTAGTTACGTTCACCGGATCAGCCCGGCAAGTCTTCCGGGTCATGTCGACTGACGCATCGCTCAAGTGGCCGCACCCGTTTGCCGATCTAGCCAGCGGCGAAGAGTACACAGTCTTCGAATTCTCGACAGTAGGCGGCGTCACCACTGTTCGCATACAACAGCCGGTCAATGGTCCGGTACTAGTTGTCTACGCGCGGCCGTCCGCAGTATCGCTGCCAGAAGGCGTAGAGGTGACAACGTGGTCGGCATTCACACAAGTTAAATCGATTGATACTTGGACGCACACCGGCCTAATTGAGCAAGTAGATCGCGTGCTGAATAAGGCAGCATACCTGTCAGGCGATCCGCAGTGGTCAGATATACCATCGCAGCTATACAACCAGTTGCAAGATGATATCGACGAACTCAGTCAAGTACACTGGTTTGCGCGGACATGGGCGGATGCCCCACTAGTTGCAGCCGGTCAGTCGATCATTACCGACCGCATCCCGGAACCCGAGTTCGCCGTCGACAAAACTGGCGCGCTAGTCATATCAGCACCGACACAGACGTCGGGCACGCACGCAGGCGCACGGGCCGAAATCAAGCCTTTCGTTTTCGCAGCAGAAACGGTCATCCGCGTGAACGTGTGGGCAAACGTTGAAGTCGACGCACAGATCCGCGTGTACGACGGCAATGGCGCATGGTACTTCGCAACCCTGACCGTTGGCACCGACGAGAACAGCACACAGGACATACCAGCGACGGCGTTCTCGCTGTCAGGCGTACCGGGTGAAACAGTACCGGACGGCCTACAGGTGGCCGCTGAAATCCGCATCACGTCACCGGGCTACTTCTTGGCGTATATCGGCAGCGTGTATATAGTTGACCCGCAAGCTGAGTTGAACGGTTTGCCGTATCAACAGCGCATCCGCAATGGTCAATCGACATGGCAAGGACCGATTGTGCTGGCGGATCAGCCTGTCGTCATGTTCAGGCAGTATGAACGAACCGAAGCCACACCGATGGATGACCTACTCAGGCAATCGCTTGACGAGTTTTCGTTCAAACCGGTTTACTACCCGGATCGACCGGATGCAGTCACCTACGGCACCGCAGGCACTTACGGCTATCGCGCGCCGACGACATACAACAACAACGGTGACCAGCAATACAAGATCCTGCAAACGCTAACGACGCAGGACGTACACAGCTTGGCCATATCTACCCAAGTGTCGGCTATGTACAATTGGTTGATGGACCCTGCAACGTGGCACCCGATGTGGCCTGCGTTCCTGAGTTCTTGGGATGACTCGATCATGCGTGCAGCGGTACTAGATCCAGCGGCGCAAACAGTCACGACGTACCCGCCGTATGGTCCGCCTACTGACTTCTATCTGAATCAAACACCATCGATTGAATACCCTGATCCGTCAATGGCGGCACAGATTTTGTCCGTGGTGATAGACATCGACCAGCTAGGTCGCCAAAACGGCGAGAACACATATTCGATGCAAACGCGCGCCATGTTGCATAAAGTTATTGCACTGTTTGACGTGCTGTACATCGAGACGGGAACTATGGCCGGAACGTTTAGCCCGAACCCATCGCAGCAGGTTTGGTACGGCGCGTGGCACGGCGAAATAACGTCAGCTATCGCTAAGGCGCATCGGTGGGCGCAACCGGACATCATGGCGATGCCGCTGCTAGTTGAACGGTGCGAGAAGTGGCTTAACGGCCTTAACGCATTCCTGTTGCGCCAGACGGAGCAAGACGACGTATTCATGGCGCCGCTGCCGTGGTTGGTAGAGCCGAACTGGCGTTCTCAGTATGTCGAAACTTATGTTTTCAGCACTAAGATCGCGACATCGCGGTCGGGCAAAGAGCAGCGGATCGCTACTAGGGTCAAGCCGCGCCGCCGCATGAGCTACACGTCAACCGAGTACAGCAAAGCAGCGGCCGACAGCGTGGCGCTACTGCAAGCATACCAAAACCGGCCGATCATGTTTCCTGAGTGGCGACTAGCAACGGCAACCGGGGTTGACCTGCCTGCAGGCGTTGAAACCATAACACTAGCCACGCCGCCAGCTGACGAACTGACTGTCGGCAGTCGCATGCTGATCAAGGACGGTGATGTCGCCGAGACGGCCATCGTTAGTTACCGCGCAGGCAACACGCTCTATCTAGCAACGCCGCTGCAGAAGTCATACGGCCAATACGCAGAAGTGGTGCCGATCAGTTTGGGCGCGATGTTCGCTAGTCAGATAATCTCACGCGCTACGCCGACAACGTCCGCGCGGCCGGTAGGCTATGACGTGCTGCCGCAATACGACGCCATCAGTCTGCCGGTGTTGCAGCCCGCACAGACATTCGAGAAAGGCGAGAACCTAGAGATCGTCACCCGAGCGAACAACTGGCGCACAGCGGTCGACGTCGGTAGCGACTGGGTGTTCGACAGCATCAGCAAAGACGATGGCCCGATCTTGTTCTACACCGGCGAGGACACTTCCCGGATCTCGATTAGCCGCACATGGACACTGTTTAACCGCGAAGAGATCACAGAGGCGCTAGGTTTCATCAACAGAACCAATGGCACGCAAAAGCCATTTTGGTGGCCAACGTTGATGCGCGACCTTACGCTAGCAGGCGACCAAGCCGGCGGTGATGTTCTGAATGTACTTACCGGACCGCTGACGAGCGCGGGCACGTTGCTGGCGGACTACGCGGCCATTGCCGTCGTGCTGCCTGACGGCTCGGTAACGCCTGCCGGTGTAACCGCAGCTAATGAGTTGACAGGCGGGGTGACGGCGCTGCAGCTTGACCGGCCGCTGTTTGTCGGTGAAACTATTAAGCAATCAGCAATGGTCTGCATGGTGTTGCGTGTGCGGATGATAGGCGATGTCGTGGCGGTCAACTACATAACCCCGGACAAAGCAGAAATTAAACTAAACATGACAACAGTACAGGCGGCGTGATGTCTTACGATCAAACACAGAACAGCGAAAGCGACAGCCGGATCGCGTACTTGTACGAATTCACCTATGGCGAGAACAAGGCTTTCAGGTACTGCAGCACAACTACGCACCTGTTTACACTGGGTCGCAGCTGGCAAGCAGCACCAATGTCATACGGCGCGATCAACGTCACAGCGGCCATGGAGCGGCAGCCTTTGGAGATCCTGGTCCCAATTTTATCGGAAATTGCACGCCTTTTTACGGTGGCACCGCCAGCACAACCGGTAAGCGTGACCATCTATCGCGGCGACTATATCGAAAACGATTACGTCGTACAGTGGACCGGCCGCGTCGTATCGCTGCAGACTGACGGCGTGGGCGAAGCAACGCTACACTGCACACCAACGCTGTCAACGCTGCAACGCCGAGTGATGCGCCGTAAGTATCAACCGGGCTGCCCGCACGTCCTATATGGCGACACAGGCTGCAAGGTGCCTATCGAGCTTCACAGCGAGACGGGCATAGTCCTTGAGGTGGTTTCATCGCTGCGCATTCGTGTCCGGTTGACGTCGCTGCCGCACGGTATCGCCGACAGCACGGTCGCCGGTGGTATCATCAACGTTGTGATGCCTGACGGTATGTTGGTGCAGCGCACAATCATCGAGGCCGAAAACGTCGGACCTCGCGAATACATAGTCAAGATGCTATCTTATGCCGTCGGCATCCTGCCTGACATGGAAGTATCTATCGCGAAAGGCTGTGACCACACGTTCACGACATGCCGCGACCGGTTTGCGAATGCCAGCAACTTCGGCGGATGCCCAAACATCCCGGAAGTCGATCCGTCAAGAAACAACACATTCTAAGGGGAGCAATATGCCGCAGTGGGTAATAATGATCATCATCATGATCGTGTCAGCCGGTATCAGCTATGCGTTGATGCCGAAGCCCAAGAACAACCAACAGAAAGCGCAAACGCTAGAGACGCCGACAGTGGACGCGGGCCGTTCCGTGCCGGTCGTGTTTGGCCGTGTCCGCGTCAAGTCGCCAAACATCCTATACATGGGCGGCCGGTTCACGCGAGAAATAAAACGCGATGTGTAAGGTCCGCCACGGTGACATAACCGCAGCAGGGCTGTGCTGCAAAGGCGGTCGGCAGTGGTTCGTTGCCAACGGTCTGGACTGGGCGGCGTTTGTCCGCGAGGGCATCGATGCTGAAACAATCATAAAAACAGGCTGCCCGCTCGGGCTTCGCGTAGTCGAGGCGGCCAACAGACGGGAACAGCAAAATGGGTAAGTCAAAGAATCAAGTCACGGTCGGTTTTAAGTATTTCGCGACGATGCACTACGGCATAGCGCACGGCCCTATAGACAAGTTTCGAGCAGTATGGTTCGGCGAGAAAATCGCGTGGACCGGTGACCTTGCAATAACGGACGGCGTCGAATCCGAAATGCTCTACGTTGAAAACGCGGCGCTGTTCGGCGGTGACGAGTCAGAAGGCGGCGTCGAAGGTTGGTTCGAGTTCGGTTTCGGTGGGCCAAAACAAACCATGACCGGCGTGCTGTCAGACGGCACATACGACAAGCAGGCAGTGATCACGCGCATGGATGAAGTCGGCACCATCACTAACCAGACCGACCCGCGATGGATTCTAGCGCAGCAGTGGCGCGACATAAACAACCGGCCGTCATTCCCTGATATCGCCGTCAACTATCGCGGCTTGGCGGTTTGCAACCTGTACGCCTGCAACGTCGGCAACAACGCCTATATGAAAGACCTGTCATTCGATGTCGAGCGGTATACAACGGACTGGTATGTCGAGCGGTCAAAAATCTATGTCGGCTTATCTGGCGACGGGGTGGAAGTGTCCGAACTCATGTATGGCATGAACCCCGCGCATATCATCCGTGAAGCCTACATCAACGACCAATGGGGCTTGGGCAACCCGGCTAGCTCGGTTGATGACGTGCAATTCGCTGCAGCCGCTGATCAGCTGTACGCAGAGTCGTTTGGCCTTAGCATGGTGCTGGCGGATGACCAAGCCGTCGAAACGTTTATCGATGAAATCAAAGAGACAATCAACGCCACGACGTACAGCGATCCACAAACTAACAAATTCTGTTTGCGGTTGATCCGGCCGGGCGACCCTGTCGAGCTGACGATCTCCCCGGACAACTTCAAACTGACCGACTACAAGCGTAAGGCTATCGGCGAAACCTACAACGAAATTTCAGCTAAGTACGTCAACCCGGCAAACGAGCAGTACCAGTCAACCACGGTTCACGACTTGGCCAACATCCAAGCGCAAGGCACGGTCGCACAGATGGAGCGCACCTATATCGGCGTGCGGAGTGAGGCAACCGCGCAACGCTTGGCACAGCGCGACTTACTGCTAGCTGCCGCAACCATGTCAACGGTCGAAGGTACGGTCAATCAATCGGGTTGGAAGTTGGTGCCGGGATCAGTTGTAGAATTCTCATGGCCGGATCTAGGTATCGTGTCGATCCGCATGCGGGTTGTCGACCTGTCATTCCCGGCATACAACAGCGCTGACATCCGGCTATCACTGAGCGAAGACGTATTCGGCCAAGAGCAAGCCACGTTCACGCAACCGCAGGAGCCGGGATCAGGCAATGTCATCTACAACCCGACGCCGTTTGACTATACCTACTTGTGGGAGCTGCCTTTCTGGTTTGTGATGCAGCGCGTAGCAAGCGTTGACCTAGTTGCGCCGGAAGATACCTACTCTACGGCCATTGTGGCTGATCCGACGCCGGGGCTAGTCCGTGTTAACTTGTACAAACTGGCCAACACGCCGAACGGTCAGCAGTGGCAACCGGGACCGACAGGCGGCATGACACCAACAGCCGTACTGCAGGTCGAAGCGTTAGCCGGCAGCGGAACGATGACCGTAGCTGCGTCAGGTGCCATCAGACTTTCTGACGTGTTAGTCGGTGATTTCTTTTTAGTGACTGACGGTGTTAACGAAGAGATATGCCAGATAACGGCGCTAAGTGGCGCGACGCTCACGGTTGATCGCGGATTGATGGACACGCCGCCCCGTCGTTGGCCGGTTAGTTCGCGCCTGTACTTCATCGCGACGGATCGGTTTGCCAAAGACTCGACAACGCGGTCGGTCGGTGAGCTGGTCACGTACAAGCCCGCTATGATTACGCCGCGCGGTGAGTTCTCGCCGTTTGACGTGCCGGAAGTAGCCGACACATTGAGTGGCCGTTTTAACCGACCATATCCGCCCGGCGATGTTAAGTTCGACGGTCAGTCGTTTCCTGCAGCGTTAACCAAGACAACCGGCCAAACGATTGCCGTGACATGGGCACACCGCAACCGCCTACTGCAGCAAATACCTGTGCAGATTAAGTGGAGCGATGCTAGCATAACACCAGAAGCAGGCACGTCGTATCACGGCGAGTTACGGCAAGGCTCATTACAGCTTGGGTCGTTTAACAGCATCAGCGGCACTACGGGGCAACTTGGTTTGTCTGGTGCAGTGTCAGGCCCGGCAACGTTGAAGGTTTGGTCGATGCGCGACGGTGACGAATCGATTAAACTAGAACACACATTCAACTTAACGATATAAGAGGCGCGCAATGCCGGATCTGAATTATCCAAGTTTATACCCTGAGATGCTTGTCGCCGCACAAAAGGCGACGAGGGTTTCGGATGCAATCGCGGAAGTGTATTTCGGCCCGATAAATACCATGGTTCAGGTCGAGGGTTACCCGGCGCAACCAACACTAGAAACGCGCTTTCGTAACGCCGGTTTATTCCTATCGACCATGGTGATGGTGGACACCGCAGCAACCGCGATCACGGTGACCGGCAACCAGCATGTAAACCATCTATGCTGCACATCTGGCAACCCGGTGACGATTACGGTCGGTGCGCCGACTGTGACGGGCATGACAGAACCGATGAAAGGGATCTTAATCTTCTTCACGCAAATCGGTGACGGCATCGTGACGCTGGTGCCGGCTGACGGCATCACGCTGATCCACCCGGACGACAGCACACCAAGCACTTACGGCAAGGGCGCAACAATCGGCATCGAAAGCCGAAACGCTACCGAGTGGATCGTCACAGGTCATGTGGGGTACTAATGGACCAGCGCAAGCTATACACGACAGTCGGTCAGGGTTTCCGCAACACGGTCAAGATGGCTTTGGTTTCCCGGCTGTACCCTGTCGTACTGACGGACAGCCCCATCGGCCTGTCTGCGCCAGCTGTCGTAGATTTCAGCTTGGACGAGATACCGAACCACGACGACTACCTCGGACTGTCCGCACCTAGTATCGCGGACATCCGGCTAGAGCTTAACGAACTTGGGCCACAAACAGAGATGCCACTGTCGGTATCAGGACCGGTGATATCTGCGTTTGAATTAGATACCGTGCTGATCACGCACAACACGCAAACGCCAGAAAGCGGCGTAACACTTGGCGCGCCGGCCATAACGCAATTCACGCTGACAATGGTTTTAGTCAATATCAACGAACAGCCGCCAGAAACAGGGGTCACCCTTAGCGCGCCGAACATCACAGAGGTAACACTTACATGAGTAATGCTGCAATAAAACACACCGTAAGAGGTGAATACTGCGTCACGGTTTTGGGCGGTGATGGTCACGAGAAGTTCACATCCGGCTATCGTAAGAACATGATCCTAGATAGCTTCTTCGATTTCACGCTAGACACCGGCAACCAGTGGGATAACTCGACCCCGTATATCTGCGTTGGTACGGGCACCACGCCGCCAGCGGCAACACAGACCGCGCTAGTGAACCAGCTTGCGACACGGACTGCGGCTAACTCATACTCGCAAAGTGTTGTCGGCGGCGCGTGGCAGTCAGTCAACACGCTGTCAGCCACGTTTGCGCTCGGGGCCGTGGTGGGCAACTTGTCGGAGATCGGCTTGCGCATCCCGTTCGCTAATGCCAACACGGTACAGACGCGCGCGCTGATCACCGACTCAGGCGGCCTACCGACCACGATAACGCTGACTGCAGATGACCAATTGGTCGTTCAGTACCGTTTGATTATTTCAGGCGTGGACCAAGACTACACAGGCACGGTCGTCATCAATGGTACTGCGCACAACTGGACCGCGCGGCGCGCTCACGCAAACCCATTAGCATTCCCCGCGCTGATCAGCGGCATCCACGGTCAATTTGCCGTATACAACGGGGCGTTGAATAGTCACGGTGTCACCCCAAGCATGACTAGCGGCAATGCGAGTTCTACTGACGGGTCGACTAAATTGACTCCTAATTCGCCGGGGCAATACCGGATCAGAGTCACGGGCGGCATCAACACTGCGAACGTAGCGGGCGGTATCACAGCGCTGTCACCGTCTCAAGGGTTCTATAAATTGGGGTTCAGCCCGGCGATCCCTAAAGATAGTTCTAAAGTTTTCAGTTTTACTTTTGAATATGCGCTTGTGAGGGGCTAACAATGATCCCTGTTGGTAGTTGGACATGCGACACTAAGCCGCACATATTCAAGAACTACGCACAGCCGCTGCCAGAACAGCGCTTCGGGTCGGCATACGACGTGGCCGTCGGTGCCGCAGAGCTGTCCCAGTCCGATGGCCGGCTCGATATGCGCAACTGGATAGTGTACCAAGACAGCGGTTACGTGGTGGTTCGCGGCGCCATCGACGGTACGACTTGGGGCAGCCCAGTCACCCTGTTCGAAGAGGCCGCCGCGATATCCGATCTAGCACTGGCGTTTGACAACCTTGGTAGACCTGCCGTCTCGTACCGCAAAGCGGCTGGCGGCGTTTTCCTGTGGTTCTATGACAGCCAGCTAGGTGCGATCACTACCAAACTGATATCAGAGACAGGCATCACGCCGGTAATGGACTTCGACATAAAAAGCGATTCAAGCAGCGTTGACGCTGACATCATGCTTTTCTATGTGCAAGACGACGCCATCTTCATGCGACTGCAGCGCGACCGCTTCGAAGTGGCGTACCCGACAGGCGTACAGTACCCCTTTCTGCGGCTAGAAAAAGCAGGCATGACCGAAGATAACCGCTTCCAAGTGGTCTACACGTTCCGTGACCTGCGCGATGGCTCAATGCAACACCGCAAGTCTCTTGAGACGTCGACGCACATCATGCGCCAGCTGCAGGGTCATGCACTAGAAGTCGGTTTCAGGATCGCGCTAGCACCGTCACACTGCGAATTGCGCGCACTGACGCGGCGTTATGGCACAAACTGGAACGGCTTCTATACGATTGTCGATCACAGCGGCATGCACCAAGCAACGGGCGCCACGTTCGAAGAACACCTATTCACGCTGCAATTCATGTTCGTTGACGTGGATGACATCACAAACCAAGACATTATCGTCAGGCTGCAGCGCACAGGCTTTGACGGCGGTGACTACTTCGTATTCCAGACCGACGCTATCACGTTCAGCAGCGGCGATTACATCCTGCGCTTTACCCAAGCGGCACCGGATAACGGCACGGCGATGAAGCGCATTGAGCTTGTCAAAGATGGCGTGACCGTGATCGACCGCGTAGAGATCGACGCTGAAAGCCCGGTCGGCGATGTCATGCCGACTGTCCGCAATCGGTTGCGCTTCGGCGCGGCGTGTGAGATGAACGTCTCGGGTGCCGTGGCGGCTGAGTCAGATGTCACAGTCTATAAGCATCTGTTCCCGGCAGTCTTCACGAACATCTACACAATTGCTGACGGCGTGCGTACCGATTGGCCTAAAGCCTACTCGGACCGGTTCACACAGTCAGCACCGACGGGCAACCCGCTGACGCTGCACCGTGACGGCGACAAGTCATACATCTTTAAAGGCGGTTCAGGTGCGGTCGACGTCGCAGGCGTTGCACCGTTCTTGCTTAGGGCACCGAGTATCTACCAAACAAACGAGCTGATCCTAACGTATCGCGCTGATCTCGGATCGTTTGGTGGTGATATCCCGTTGGTGATTAGTTACGTGTGGCGGGTCAACGGCGTACCTTCTGAGGTTCAGGGCGTGGAGTTTGTAGTCGGAACGGACTATCCGGGCGACTCAATTGACATGGTGGTCACAGCAACAAACCAAGCCGGGGCGCTGTCGGTCACCACAAACAACATCATCGTTAACTTTGGTGAAGCGCCATTCTTGCTGACGGCACCGTCGATCTACGGCACACCATCACTGGGCGGGATCATGCACTTGGTTCAAGGTGATTACGGCGGCGATGTCCCGATGACGATTGTTGTGCAGTGGCGACGCAATGGCGTGGATATTCCCGGCGCGACGTCCAGCCCGTACACCGTTACCGAAGATGATATCGGGCAATCGATAGACTGCCGAGTCACGGCCACTAATGCCACGGGGTCTAGTGACTTCTACACGAACAATCAGATCATGGGCTATGGGTCGCCGATCATCATCAACAACCCGTCGATATCCGGTCAAGTAGAGGTCGGTTCAACACTGAGTGTGACGCCGGGCACGTACAACGGCGACGCGCCGATGACAGTTACGCGCAACTGGCAGCGCAACGGTGCTAACATCGCGGGCGCAACGGGCACAACATACGTCGTGCAGACCGATGACCTTGGTACGTCGATCACTTGTCTGGAAACAATATCGAACCCGTTAGGCACCGTGACTGCGTCATCTAACGTGCTGCGGGTCAGCGGCCTTGCGCCATCGATAACCACTGTCCCGAGCATTGCCGGTGATAAGTCTATCGGCGGAACGTTGACGCTGACACCGGGCACGTACAGTGGCCAACAGCCGTTGAACATCAACCGTCAGTGGCTGAGCAACGGCACAGCTATCGCAGGGGCAACCGGCACGACATACACTGTGCAGCAGCAGGACGACGGCAAATCAATCAGCTGCGCCGAGTACATCAGCAATGATGTCGGCACCATCTCGGCAAACTCTAACGTCATCCTGATAGGCACCACGCCGCTATTCGTTATAACGCCGCCGCAGGTGTTCAAGGGCGGTAACGTTGTTTATCGATATCAAGGTATTTACGGCGGTGACGGCCCGTTCACTAAGGTTAACCAGTGGCGTCGTGACGGTGTAGCTATAGTCGGCGAAACCGGCGACACCTACGCGGTGCGTGAAAGCGATGCCGGATCGCAGATTTCGCTAGCCGAGACTATGACCAACCCGGTGGGATCGTTGACTACTGTGTCCAATGCCGTGGCGATAGAGGGTTCGATCCCATACATAACGACACAGCCAGTGATCAGCGGTAGTTCTATCGTTGGTTCTGGTCTGACGGTCACAGGCACGGTGTTCGGCGGCAATGCGCCGCAGACATGGTCATATCAGTGGTATCGACTGACGTTCGGCATGACTGGCGAAACGTACTTAGCAGAGATCGCTGGTGCCACGGGCACTACGTATGTGACGCAGTCCGCCGACGTAGGCGCTAAGGTGTTCGTGCGCGTGACGGCGACCAACAACCTCGGCACCGGGACAGCAGACAGCGCCATGCTCATGATCACAGAAGTAGCAACGCCGCCGCCGGGTTCTGATATCGCGCCGGGATTGGGCATAGCTGACGCGCACGACTTCGTGGTCAACGACACACGCAACCCAGTCACCTCGACTGCGTTTGTGGTGTTCCGTCCTGACGGCTCGTCGTCATACAGCACAGAGTCAGGCATGGGCAACGGTCGATACCTGACCGGAACCAATGGCGTGGACTACGTACTCAGTTACTCGATTGTGTGGGGTCCAGCGCTTAACGGTCTGGCTGCAGATACCGCGTTGCCGCTGTCGTCTATGGTTGCGCTTAGCCTGACAACGACAAGCCGGTTTGACTCACTAGTCAGCGGCCGCTACGTGTTCAAGGTACACAAAGCGAGTGACCCATCGATCTTTGCAACGGCCGATATTATCGTGGCCGCTGAGACGTATAGTAGTTATCTGGCAAACAACAACTAGCTAGTATATGATTGAGGTGCTGGCATGATGGCCAGCACCTCAGCAATTACAAGGAGTTACAAAATGCCAGATAAAGACACCCCGACCGACGATCCTATCCCGCCAAAGGAACAGGAAAAGTGAGCAACGAACAAGCGGCAATACTGCTTTTTGTATTGTGGCTGGTGACTGGCAGGGGGTTAAACCTCTGCTTGGTCATTCTGCTTTACTACTTCACCTATATCGTTCTTAGGTCGCTGACTGTTCACGAACCGGCAGTCTATTACGGCGCACAAATGGCGCTAGACACGCTGATAATTGCTTGTTGCTGTCAAATATCAAGTTTTCATAAGATTTCCAACATAATAGCGCTGACGTATGCGCTAATAATATTCACTAGTTTAATGTGTGAAGGGCTAAAACTTGTTGATGAAATCGGCCGCTTTTACGTATTCAACTGGCTGCATGAGTTGCGCCAGTCAGTCAGTATGCCGGTTGACATAGTTTTTGCGATTGTAGGGAGTGCATGGGGTGGTGGATTACTTGACAGGTTTGGTTTGTATACTCGTGCTGGTTCAGCTTATACTAGCAGGCAATCTATTACTAAACGCCTTTAGAGTATTTCGCCATGGCCGACAACACCGAACTGCTAGCCGCCCTGACATTGAAAGTGGGGATTCAAGAGAATCGCATGGAGCAGATGGAAGGTCTATGGACGAAGACTTTTGAGACATCAAATCAGCTGATAACAGAGCTACACGGCCTGACAGCTAATCTGCGTGTACTAATTGAACAGCACGATCAGGTAGACCGTTCGCATAATAATCTACTTATCAAACATGAACTGCTAGACGAGCGCGTCAAGAAACTTGAGATCACCAGCGCAGCTAACCAACCAATTATCGAAGGCATCCGCGCTATCGGCAGAAATTTACTGTGGATGTTTATTGCCACCATTGCAATGCAAGGGCTTCAAGCGTACACATTGATCAATAAAACTGAAAAGGTGGAAAAAATCTATGTCGAAACAGCAAGCCCCGCGCGGGATTCGGAACAACAATCCGGGAAACATTGAGCTAGGCCAACCGTGGCAAGGCTTAGCCGCGCAACAGACTGACGGTCGGTTCGCTCAATTCAAATCGCCGGTTGATGGCATTCGTGCCATCGCGCGCACACTTATCACTTACCAAGACAAACGCAAAGCCGCAGACGGCAGCCGCATCGATACGGTCGAAGAGATCATCAGTCGTTGGGCACCGTCAGTCGAGAACAACACTGACGCTTATGCGATGGGCGTGGCTAAGTTCTTGAACGTTGGCCCGGACGACGAAGGTATCGACGTTCACAACTACGATCATCTGTTCCACATCGTGAGCGGCATCATTCGTCATGAGTGTGGCTGTGGGCCGATCAAGAACTTAAACACTTGGTATGCTAACGACGTGATCGAAGAAGGTCTGCGCCGCGCTGGCGTCGTTCGACAAGTCAAACCAGTTGTCACGACTGAGACAGCCGGTGCAATCGGTGCCGGTGGTTTAGGTGTTGCACAACTAACCGAAGTGCTGCCGACCTTCTTTGCCCACTGGCAGAATGCTAAGTCTAGTTTTGACAGCGGTGATGTGGTGCAAGTCGTGTTCGGTGTTGGCACCGTATTGCTGGCGGGCTGGATCGCGTATGCACAATACCGCAAACGCATGATAGGGGCCGCATAGTATGTCGATGCCCACGATCAAGACCGAGAAGATCGGTAAGCGTAAATGGATGTTGCTTGAATCGTTCGGCCCAGTGCCGGCCGGTTTCGTGTTCGATGGGGCATCCGTTCCGCGTGTGTTGTGGTGGTTCATGGACCCTGCAACCGAAGCGTTCGAAGCGTCGTGCCTGCATGACTACTTTCTGAGTCGTCACCGCAACACGGCGCACCAAGAATTCTATTTAGCGTTGCTAGCGTATCGCGTGCCTAAGTGGCGCGCGTTCGCCGCGTATAGCAGCGTTACGGCTTACCATAAAATTAAAAGGCTGTTTAGATGGACAGAATAATCGAAACCAGTGTAAGCACTGGAACCGGCAATTTTACGCTGCAAGGTGCCTACACCAACATCGATGAAGGGATCGTCGGCTCTCGGGCTTTTCATGAACGGGTGCCGCTAAATCTGATCGTGCCATACGTTATCGAGGACGGCGCCGGTAACTGGGAAAAGGGCAAAGGCTATCTACTAAACAGCACGACGCTAGTGCGGGTGTATGTGCGCGACGGTTCAACTGGCCGCGATAAGGTGGATTTCCCTGCCGGAGCTAAGAAGGTGTTCTACCCAACGGAAAGCCGGGCGCACGGCCCTGATTGGTTCAATACGCTGAACTGGAAGAACACATCAGCAAATATTGGCTATCGTGGTGCTATGACCATGACGGCAGGTACGATGTATTTTACACCACACTTGCAGCTGTGTCCGCAGCTCATTACTAGCATCGGCATCAAGGTGACGACTGCAGTGGCCGGCTCACGCATCAAGTTGGTCCTATATAACTTCGTCCGCCAGCCTGACACGCAAAGCTATAACTCGACGTTCCCGCTTGCATTCGAAATCGGCGAGGTCAGCGGCGCGACCACTGGCGAAAAGATCATAAATACTAACTTCTATCTACCAGAAGGGGCGTACATGATCGGGGTTGTCTCTACGCACGCCAATGGTGTGACGGGCAACAGCTCGCAGTACACGTCAAATAATATGTACTGGGAAGACCTTTGCGGTGACCAGATATGCGGATTGTTCCAAACAGGCATCAACATCGATGCAATACCGCAGAACACGTTCAACGCACTATCACGCACATCTAACACGCCAACGCCGTGCGTAGGGTTCAGGGGGTACTATTTATGATCGTTTATACCGAGAAGGGCGCAGGACTCGGCGAGTACCTGCAGTCGTTTGGGATCACCCTTAGCGAAGTTTATGAGAATGGCGCCGCCAAGTGGGAGTCGAATGCTCCTGACGAACTGGTAAACGCCAAGATCGCAGAGTACAACCCATGGGCGGTAGAGAAGGCGAAGAAGTTTGCCGAGATCAACGATTGGCTTGAAAACCAAATACAGCTAGTCCTCAGCGGCATCCCGAAAAGTGAGCAAGCATCTTGGCCAACTCAGGTTGCAGAGGCTCGGGGGATTCAACCCGTTTCAATGCTTGTTGGTATTGCAAGAAGGCGCGGCATCACTGTTGAAGAGCTTAAAGCTAAAGTCTTAGTGAAAGAACAAATGTTCTCTGATTATTATAGTGATATGCAAGGCGAGCGCGACCGCGTAGAAACGCTAGTCAAGGCCATGCCGGATGATGGTGAGTATCACCGTTTGCCTGAGCTGTGGGCGCTGTCATGTACGGTTTAAAACCTATCGGCGCGATCCCTTTCGCGACGCGAAAGTCATCACCGTATACGGGGGTTGGCGGCACAGAGCTTGTGACGTCACCCACTGAGGCGTATTTAAAAGTTGGCATGTCGCCCTCTAGGTTCATGACTCTAGCAACGCCGCTGACCGTGAACTATGGTACTGACACATACACGATTGAATTTGAAATCGCTATGTCGATCTCAGCAGAGGGGCAGACCCTTTTCGGGCAGGTTTCGGTATCGGCGGTCCACGGGGTCTACTTCACGCCAAGTGGTCGGTTTCAGATATCAGTCAACAACGCAACCGTTTATTTCTCAGACGCAGCCTATGGCCTGTACGATAGCAATTTCCACGTATATCGGATCGAGCATGACGCTGGCGGGGCGTTGCGGTTCTACCGTGACGGCGTACTGTTCCAATCGCGCACGTTTACCTATCCCGACTCGACGACAGTGCCGCTAAATGCACTATTCAGGAAAGGATCTACGTCGTTCACCTCAGACCTCTCGTTCAAGTATCTGGAAGTAACCGGCTTCGGTGCAGGGTCTGACCGGTGGGAAGCGTCACTTGCGGGCGGAAGCGGGACGGTACTACCTAGCGTCTCGGGAGCCAACAACGCAACACAGGGCGGCACTTGGCCTGTTGATAACACCGAGTGGGGGCGCTACGCGCTGCCTGCGCCGCCGCAATCCGGCGATCAGGTGGTGT